GCTACCCCCCAAGCTACCCCCCAAGCTACCCCCCAAGCTGAAATGGATGCTGAGGATAAGCGAACGGAGTCAATACTGGAATTTTGTAAAGAACCTAGAAGTAGAAAAGAAATTCAGGAATTCTTGGGATTGCAAGATAGGAGATATTTTGCGAACAGTATATTGAAGCCATTAGTTAAAGGGAATCTTCTAAATCTCACAATGCCCGATAAACCGACAAGTCCTAATCAAAAGTATTACTCTAACAGATAAATCGAGAGCTCATCACAATGTGGTGGGCTTTTCTACTTTCAGCCTTTCAAATAACCCACCAATAAGGTCTCTAGCATCGGGAAAACACCAGACTGAGACGGGATATTGGTGGGTTGTTTTCATTTTTTGAACTCAAATTGGCTAAATCGCTTTTCCGGGCGATTTGTGCGATTCATCCCCCACATCGAACTACGGGTCCTAAAATCGATAAAAAGCCGTCACAGGCCAAACTGAAGCGACGTTTTTCCAAGGATCCTTCAAATTTTGAGTTTCGATAGGATTCTCTTCCATCTAGGCTATATGAACAAGCACATACCGAGCAAGTACATACTGAATATGTACATACGGAACAAGCACATAACAATAGGAAGAAACTCGTCTTAATGAAAAGAGTAACTGTAGCTTGGGATCTTGATGATTTCAATGACATAATGAGACGTTGTATATTCGATTCAGTCTACTTCACGTGATCGAATTATGTATTGAAGGAATTTAAAATCGCTCTGAGAGCGTCTATACAAATGGATTTTTCAGCTCATCGCGTCGTGGTGGGCTTTTTTTATTGTCTTTTTTACATAAAGAGTAAGTTCTGGGCCAAACAAGAGGGTCTATATAGCATAGTCGGAGCAGAAAATGCAAAATTAAATGTACTAATTGGCCCTAGGTAATCCTTCTCGTATCATGGCGTTTAGAGTGATATATGTAAGTACCAAAAACGCAGGGAGGTATGAAAATGGACCGAAAATTAATGATTAAAAAGCTAGGAGAGCATTTGGGCGTGAAACCTAAGTACTTAAGTGTTCCAACCTTTAATTACGAAATTAGGACAGCGAATGAAGTGTATACCATCGACAGACATGGTGCTATTACAAAGGGAGATGGTGAGCTCATCACTATGGAAGAAATTCTAAGTCAACCTGTGATAGAAGAGCCGACTGAAGTAAGGGAAGAATCAACTTCAGATGAACGTGAACAGCTGCAAGCAGAGCAAGAAACAAATAGTAGAGAAACCTTGAGTCCATCGCTTCAGGATCTAGATGGACTTGAACTTAAGATGGATATGAAAGACCACACAGCTACAAGCCTTAAGAACATCATCAACATGCTTTACAGCAAGCAGCGACTGATCATGATGGCATTTAAAACAGAACAACCTTTTATGGATGAAGGCTTTGCTGAAGATTTAAACAATGAGAACATAGAGGGTTTAGAGGGATTGGGAGCTGCCATTGAAACACTAGGGGCCGAGAGATGTCCAGGATTTCAGATTGATTTTGAAGAGAGGACCTTTAGCTTCTGGCTTTTAGAAGCAGAACTTACTCCAGAAAAAATCAAAGCATTTCAGGATTTATGTGTTCTCATAGCGAACTATGCCAGAACCTTAAACCGCGCATCCTTTAAACAGGCACAGGATGATAATCCCAAGTATGCCCTTAGAACCTGGCTAATCCGTATCGGGATGAATGGTCCGGAATATAAGGAAACCAGAAAGACACTTCTTAAGCACCTAGAAGGAAGCGGTGCATTCAGAAAGGTTGATGAAGTCGATGAAACCTAAATGCAGACTCATTGGAGAGAACGGTAACATCTTTAATCTCATGGGGATTGTATCAAGAACCCTAAAGAAATCTGGGGAGCCTGAAAAGGCAGATGAAATGATTAGGCGAGTCACCAAGGAAGCCAATAGTTATGATGAGGCCCTGGCCATGTTGATGGAATATGTAGACATAGAGTAGGAGGTGCAGATAGATGGAACGATTTTTTAGTCAGAAATATTGTGACCGCTGCGGTGGCATCTTAGAAGGTGGACGTATTATGTCCATGTTCAATGAGCAGTGCATCTGCATGAGTTGCAAAGAGAAGGAAACAAAAGACCCTGAATACAAAAGAGCTGTAGAAGCAGATCATGAAGAGATTCGAAAAGGGAACTTTAATTATAAAGGAATCCGTGGGAAGTAATCCTTGACTAATTTTGCCTTCAGAGTGATATATGTATATACCAAAACGAAGGAGGCGAAAGGAATGGAGATTTTCTACACGGTAACGATGCAAACGAAAGCGGGTAAGAAGCTATACCTCAGCATGTGGGATGGCCACCCAAAATGGACCTTTGATTTTGACGAAGCGTGCTACTGGGACACCGAAGAGATGGCAGAGAAGTTTTCAAAGGAATGGTTCAAAGACTTCACAGGATGGGCAGTTGAAGAAATTAAAGTCGACATAAACAAAGTGAATTAATAACATTTGGAGCCTGAAAAATGGCTCTTTTTCTTTGCAGTAAATGAAGGAGGTGAAAGTTATGGCAGGTAGAGGAAGACCACCAAAACCTACAGCGGTCAAAGAGCTGGAAGGCAATCCAGGAAAAAGGCCACTGAATAAGAACGAACCGAAACCGAAACAGATAGCACCGAAGTGCCCGTCATGGCTGGAACCGGATGCTAAGAAAGAATGGAGAAGGCTATCAAAAGAGCTGGAAGCCATGGGGCTACTGACTCAAGTGGATATGGCTGCCTTTGCCGGGTACTGTCAAGCCTATGCTAGATGGAAGGAAGCAGAGGAATTCATCTCAAAGCATGGATCCATTTTGAAGACAGCTTCAGGATACATTCAGCAGATTCCTCAAGTATCCATTGCCCAGCAGAACCTTAAGCAGATGAGAAACTTCTGTTCAGAGCTTGGGCTAAGCCCATCAGCCAGAAGTAGACTCAACATCAATAACAGTGGTAACACCATCGAGGGAGATGCCATGGAGGAGCTACTTTCAAATGTACCAAAGGCGGAGGATATTCTGAAAAAGAGTAAGGACGACTAATTTGAAAGGAGGAGACGCCTATGCCATTTAGTGAAGCTCATGCGAACCACGCCATAAATTTTATCGAACAACTGAAGCTGACCAAAGGCAGATGGGCCGGTCAGCCTTTTAAGTTACTTCCCTGGGAGAAGGATTTGGTAAGGCGACTTTTTGGAACCTTGAGGGAAGATGGTACCCGTCAGTACCGAACCGCCTATGTGGAGATTGGTAAGAAAAATGGTAAGTCGGAGCTTGGCGCAGCCATAGCCCTTTACATGCTTCTTGCTGATGGAGAACCTAATGCAGAGGTTTATGTAGCCGCCTGTGACAGACAACAGGCCAGCATCATTTTTAACACCAGTATGAATTTTGTTGAAGGGAATTCAACCCTATCAAAAGTGACCAATCTGGTAAGGTCCACCAAGCGAATCGTCTATCCAAAGACAGGAAGCTTCTATCAGGTACTTAGTTCCGATGTTAAATCAAAATCCGGGATCAATGCTTCCTGCGTTATCCTTGATGAGATTTGGACCTATCCGAATCCGGATCTTGCCAAGATGCTGACTACCGGTTCAGGAGATGCCAGAACCCAACCGCTCTTTTTATACCTCACCACCGCAGGAAATCAACTCTCTGGCTATGGCTGGGAGATGCATCAAAAGGCAAAAGACATACTGGAAGGAAAGAGAATAGATCCGACATTCCTCGCTATTATCTATGGCTTAGAGGACGATGCGGATATTGAAGATGAAAACAACTGGTATAAAGCCAACCCAAGTCTTGGCCATACCATTTCTATAGAGAGAGTCAGGGAGCATTACAATCAAGTTAAAGACGATCCGGCAGATCTCGCCTTGTTTAAACAACTAAGGCTGAACATGTGGTTAAAGCAGGAAATCAAATGGATGCCCATGGATAAGTGGGACCTTTGTAATTATCCTGTAGACCCGGAAGAGCTGAAAGGACGAGTCTGCTACGGAGGTCTGGACCTGTCATCTACCAGTGACATTACAGCTTTTGTACTCGTGTTTCCACCCTTAGAAGAGGGAGATAAGTTTCAGGTGCTCCCATACTTTTGGTTACCAGAAGAAACCCTTCATCAGCGGGTGAAAAGAGACAGCGTTCCCTATGACATCTGGCATAGGCAGGGACTACTTAATCTCACAGAAGGAAACGTGGTCCACTATGGATTTATAGAAAAGTTCATCGAGCGACTTGGTGAGATGTACAACATCAGAGAAATTGTCTATGACAGATGGGGTGCCACACAGATGAGTCAGAACCTAGAAGGAATGGGATTTACCGTGGTGCCATTTGGTCAGGGCTTTAAGGATATGTCTCCACCTACAAAGGACTTGATGCGGCTTACTTTAAGCAAGCAGATAGCCCATGGAGGACATCCCGTTCTTCGGTGGATGGCAGATAACATTGTGGTCAGAACGGACCCTGCAGGAAACATTAAGGTGGACAAGGAAAAATCATCAGAAAAGATCGATGGTATCGTGGCTTTAATCATGGGTCTTGCCAGAGCTACGGTAAATCCACCGGATGATGAAGGCTCTATCTATGATGAACGGGACATGATCATTTTAGGATAGAAGGGGGTGAACAACAATTATGGCGAACTTTTTTAAATGGCTCTTTAAAGCCAGGGCAGAACCCACAGACAGTGTTAGCAGCGCTCCGAACTTTTATATGGGGCAAAGTGTCTCTGGGAAAATAGTCAATGAGCGAAGCTCCATGCAGACAACAGCAGTCTTCGCCTGCGTGAGAATTATTGCAGAGACGGTGGCATCTTTACCTCTTCATACGTATCAGTACAAAGGGGACGGTAAAGAAAAGATGTACACCCATCCACTGTATAGGATTTTGCATGATGAACCGAATCCGGAGATGACGTCTTTTACTCTGAGGGAGACCATGATGACTCACCTTCTTCTTTGGGGGAATGCCTACTGTCAGATCATTCGAAATGGTAAAGGAGAGGTGGTGCATCTGTATCCTCTGCTTCCCGACAAGATGACGGTGGACAGAGATAAGAATGGCAATCTTTACTATGCTTACAGGAAGGACACCACCACCCATTATTTAGGACCGGAAGATGTGCTTCATGTACCGGGTCTTGGCTTTGACGGTGTCATGGGTTATTCACCAGTGGCCCTTGCGAAAAATGCCATCGGACTGAACATAGCCGCTGAAGAATATGGCGGTAGATTCTTTGCCAATAACGCTACACCAAGTGGTATTCTTTCAACTTCAGGAACCATCAAGGATCCTACAAAGGTGAGAGATGCTTGGCAGGCGGCCTATGGAGGAAGTGGAAATAGCAATAAGGTGGCAGTTCTTGAAGATGGTCTTCAGTATCAAGCCATCAGCATGCCAAACTCCGATGCGCAGTTTCTTGAGACCAGGAAGTTTCAGATAGAGGAAATCTGTAGAATCTTTCAGGTGCCTCCCCATATGGTGGCGGATCTCAGCAAGAGTTCATTCAGTAACATTGAGAACCAGTCCATCAGCTTTGTGGTCCATACCATCCGGCCTTGGCTGGTTCGAATAGAGCAGGCCATGAACAAGAAGCTCTTTCTAGAAAAAGAGAAAGGTCAGTGCTTCGTGTCCTTCAATGCATCGGCACTGATGCGAGGGGATTATAAATCCAGGATGGATGGTTACGCCATCGGTATTCAGAACGGATTCTTCTCCGTCAATGATGTAAGAAGGATGGAGAACATGGATCCAATCTCGGAAGAAGACGGTGGTGATTTGTATCTGGTGAATGGCAACATGCTGCCTCTAGAGATGGCCGGGGCTTATGCAAAGAAAGCCCTGGATGAGTCTGGCGGTGATGGTCCTGATGAGTAGTGTATAAATAAGGCCATTTCTGTGGACAACTACAAAGTTAAATTTAAGTATCAACAGCATTTCTCTTAATGAGGAGTGCATTTTTTATGGGAAAAAGGAGGTCGATTAGATGGATAAATTTTGGCGTTGGGTGGTGAATGAAGCCGAGGAGCCTATGGTAAGAACTCTGCATCTTGAAGGGTACATTGCTGAGTCCTCTTGGTTTGATGATGACATCACCCCTAAACAATTTAAGACAGAGCTTTATGCCAGTGGGCCGGAGACGGATGACATTGTTGTAAAGATACACTCACCAGGTGGTGACACCTTCGCAGCAGCGCAGATTTACAACATGCTTAAGGAATATCCCGGCAAGGTCAGTGTCCATATTGATGGGCTGGCAGCCAGTGCTGCTTCTGTCATTGCTATGGCGGGAGATGAGGTGTGTGTTTCTCCCCTGTCAGTGCTCATGATCCATAACCCAGCCATGCTTATTGCTGGTGAGGTGGCGGATCTGCAGGTGGGGATTAATCTCCTCAGTGAAGTGAAGGAGAGCATTATCAATGCTTATCAGACAAAGACGGGACTTTCCAGAGCGAAAATCTCACACATGATGGACGCTGAAACCTGGATGAGTGCCCACAAAGCCATCGAGCTAAAATTTGCCGACAAGATTCTTTATGAATCAGAGGTGGTAGATGAAGGTTCCGGTGGTTTTATCTTTGACCAGATGACAGTGACGAATGCTCTAAGGAACAAACTCCCTGGTATTCAGGCGAGGATGAAATATCTAAAAGCACATGATGATGAGGGCAAAGCTAAGGAGCCGGAGAAGAGTCAAGATCCTGAAACACAAGGTGAAGACGATTTGAAGGATCCTGCCCATTCAGTAAACCAGATCCCTACTGCCCAGCTGGAAAGACGGCTGGAGCTGATTAAAAATTGGAGGTAATGAATATGAGTAAAATTCAAGAACTAAGAGAGAAACGTGCCAAGGTTTGGGAACAGGCTAAAGGCTTCCTGGATGAACATCGTCAGGAGAATGGTCTGATCAAACCTGAGGACAATGCCGTCTATGAAAAGATGGAAGATGAAGTGGTCAACCTTGGAAAGGAAATCGAGCGTCTTGAGCGTCAGGAGATGATGGATAGGGAACTTTCAGCTGCCCTTAGCAAACCTCTTGCATCAAGACCTGAGAAGATGACCGAAGAGAAAACTGGTAGAGCATCCGATGCCTATAAGAGTGCCTTTTGGGGTGCTATGAGAAACAAGATGAACCCTGCTGTTCACAATGCGCTTCAAATCGGTACCGATTCAGAAGGTGGCTTCCTTGTACCGGATGAGTATGAGAACCAGCTGATTCAGGCACTTCAAGAGGCGAACCTTCTTAGAAATCTGTGCAACGTGATTACGACCAGCTACGGGGATAGAAAGATTCCTGTGGTGGCGAGTCATGGATCCGCTACATGGATGGACGAGGAAGCCGCCTTCACTGAAAGCGACGATGCGTTCACTCAGGTGACCTTGTCGGCCTACAAACTTGGTACCATGCTGAAGGTTTCTGACGAGCTTCTTAATGACAGCTACTTCGACCTTGAAGCCTACATTGCAGCTGAGTTTGCAAGAAGAATCGGAGCAGCTGAAGAGGAAGCATTCCTCACTGGAAACGGAAGCAGCAAACCTACAGGTCTTCTTCATACAACCGGTGGAGCAAGCCTCGGTGTGACCGCAGCAAGTGCGACAGCCATCACCATTGATGAAGTGCTGGACCTTTACCACAGCTTGAAGTCGGCCTACAGAAAGAATGCGACATTCCTTGTGAACGATGCAACCATCAAGGCCATCAGAAAGCTGAAAGATGGTCAGGGTCAGTACCTGTGGCAGCCATCTGTTCAGGCGGGCACACCGGATACGATTCTCAATCGTCCAGTGGCAACTTCTCAGTACATGCCAACAGCTGCAGCGGGGGAGAAGACCATTCTCTTCGGAGACTTCAAGTACTACTGGATTGCTGATCGTCAGGGTAGAACCTTCAAGCGTCTGAACGAACTCTATGCAGCAAGTGGTCAGGTGGGTTTCCTTGCATCCCAGAGACTGGATGCGAAGCTGATCCTTCCTGAAGCCATCAAGGTGCTTCAGCAAAAGGCCTAAGTAATCTAATAGGAAGGTGGTCCTAGTTACTGCCTTCCTTTCACTTTGATAAGGAGGGAAAACCATGGGATATAACACGAAAAACTATACTGAGCAGGGTGGCGATAAGACCGTAATTGGTGGAGAGCTTGCTGTAACTGCAGAAGGAAAAGTCACCTTTGATGGGACGGAACTGAAACCTGCAGCTGTTCAAGCAGACAGCACCGCTGTGGATGTGGCGGACCTGGTTGCAGATTTCAATGCCTTACTTGCTAAGCTAAAAGCCGCTGGCCTTATGGAAAGCGAGTGATGGTAGATGGCGCTTCTTGAGAAGGTAAAAGCAAATCTCATTGTAACCCATAATGAGGATGATGCCTTACTGGAAGGTTTGATTGCTGCCGCCATTAGCTATGCCGAAGGTTATCAGCATCTAGGTGCGAACTTCTATAAAGAAAACACCATGTCACCGGCTACCGAGCAAGGGGTCATCATGCTAGCCTCTCATTTTTATGAGAGTCGCGATGGCTCCACCGGTGGCTTTTTTAATGACAATGTCAGTGCTTCAGAACAGGTGTGGAAGACAGTACATCTACTTCTACGCATGGGAAAGGAGTGGGAGGTCTGATGAAACGACTATGGGTGAAGAAAAGAAGGAAACGTCAGAAAAGATGCTACCGAAAAGGCAGACGAAAGGATCGCAGTCATGGTTATGAGGAGAAGGCAGTAAAGGCAGGTGAAGGGTATGAGCTTTGGGAAGATGAACACCCGAATCGACATCATCGATACGATTCCCATCAAGGACGATGAAGGATTCTCTTCTAAGGGAGAAGAAATTATCGCCAGTGTTCGTGCGTACAGGGATGAAAGGCATGGCTCAAGGAAGTGGGCCAATATGGCCGCCTACACCAAAGCAAGTGCCACCTTTCAGTTTAGAAGGACTCCTAATGTGGTGATTGAACCTGGTATGCTCATTCGCTGTGACACCGGTGAGTACCGGATCCTAAGCGTTGAGGTTATTATGGGATTTTACTTAGAAGTAGCAGCAGAAAAGTTAGAAGCCACGAAGGACTAGGAGGTGATTTCATGGCTCGTGGGACCTACAAAATGCCAGAAGCTTTCTTGTTAAAGGTATCTGCCCTAGCTGAAAAGACCGATGAAATCATCCCCAAGGTCCTGGAAGCAGGTGGCGAAGTGGTGAAAGCCAAAGTGAAAGCCAATCTCCAGGCGAGCCTTGGTAGTGACACAAAACTTCCATCAAGATCAACAGGAGAACTGATTGATGCTCTTGGTGTAACACCGGCTGGTGTGGATCGGGACGGGAATTACAATGTGAAGGTGGGCTTTGATGAACCGCGAAAAGACGGGGAGTCTAATGCAAAGATAGCCAATATTTTGGAGTATGGAAAGTCCGGTCAGCCCGCAAAGCCCTTCTTAAAACCGGCAAAAACAGCCAGCCGGAACGCCTGTATTGAAGCAATGAAAAGAAAGCTGGATGAAGAGATTAGCAAAATCTAAAGATAAGGAGGGCGAGCGAAATGTATAACAGTATCTTGAAAGATATAGGCGAGGTCCTTGAGCCTTTGGGGATCCCCATTGAAACGGGCGTGTTTAGTAAAAAGGCACCGGATGAGTATCTGGTCCTTACTCCCATGAGTGATATCTTCGATCATTACGCTGATGATCTGCCAAGTGCAGAACTACAGGAAGTTCGCCTCTCCTTATTTTCTAAGGGTAACTACCAGGCGAGAAAGAATGAACTGGTAATAACACTACTGGGAGCAGGCTTTATCATAACGGACAGAAGGTATCTGGGATATGAAGAAGATACCGGTTTTCACCACTTCGCCATCGATGTGGCAAGAGAATACGAATTGAAAGTTTAGCTGAAGTTGACTCAGCTATTTTAAAGGAGGAATAGGACATGGCAACAATTGGTTTGGATAGTTTATATTACGCCAAGATCACAGAAGATGAAAATGGTATCGAAACCTATGGGACACCGAAAGTTCTGGCAAAAGCCATGACAGCAGAACTAAGTGTGGAGCTGATTGAAGCGATTCTTTACGCAGATGATGGAGCTTCTGAAGTAGTGAAGGAATTCAAAAGTGGTGCACTGACACTTGGGATTGATGATATCGGATCTATCGTGGCCCAGGATTTGACTGGGTGTAAAATCGACAGCAACAATGTGGTGGTTTCAAGAAGTGAAGATGGAGGAAGCCCCGTAGCCATCGGCTTTCGTGCTAAGAAGGCCAATGGGCGCTATAGATATTTTTGGCTTTACAGAGTTATCTTCAGCGTTCCAGCTACCAGCCTTGCGACCAAAGGCGACTCCATAACCTTTAGTAGCCCCACCATAGAAGGAACGGTTTTTAGGCGAAACAAACTGGATGGCGAGAATAAGCATCCGTGGAAAGCAGAAGTCACTGAGGGAGACAGTGGTGTTGCCCCATCAACCATTTCTGGATGGTTTACTTCTGTGTATGAACCGGACTTTACTCCGGTAACACCGGCGATTACCATTACGACTCAACCTGCAGGACTCACAGAAGTAACTGCTGGTAGCATTACGGGAAGTCTCGCTGTGGTTGCAAGCTCCAATACGTCTAACCCTGTAACTTATCAGTGGTATGAAAACACCATCGACAGTTCTACAGGCGGTACACCGATTAATGGAGAAACATCTGCCAGCTTTGATATCCCAACGGATCTTCTGGCAGATACCTATTACTACTACTGTGTGCTGAGTTTAAGTGGAGCGGATCCTGTCACCACTGATGTAGCAACAGTAATCGTATCTTAATGGAGGGAAAATAAATGGCAGATGAAAATGTAAAACTTACTGAAGCGGCTGAAGATAGAAGCGCCACCATAGAAATCGGTGGGACAGAATTTAAACTGGTGCTGACTACGAAAGCGACAAAAGAAATTGCTGGACGTTATGGAGGTCTTGAGAACCTGGGCGAGAAGCTCATGAAAACTGAGAACTTTGAAATGGCGCTTTCTGAGATTGTGTGGCTGATTACACTTCTGGCCAATCAGTCTATCTTGATTCATAACATCAGAAACAAGGACCAGAAAAAAGAACTCCTGACAGAAGATGAAGTAGAACTTCTCACCACACCTTTTGATCTGGCAAGCTATAAGAATGCAATCATGGCCAGTATGATAAAAGGGACCAAGAGAAACGTGGAGAGTGAACCCTCAAAAAACGAGGTGGTCGGGTAAGTGATGAGGAGTTATTTACCCGACTGATCTACTATGGCACAGCCCATCTTAATCGTAAAGAAGATGAGGTGTGGCTGATGCCTATAGGATACCTGATGGACCTTTGGGAATGTCACAAACAGTTCATTGGTATTGCAAAGCCGAAGCGAGAACTGTTTATTGATGATGTAATTCCTTCGTGGCTTTAGGCGTCATATTTGTGCGTATGAACAACAAATTATACGAACAAAAATGACAAAACGGTATTGTCAATTGTGCTAACATAAAATGTTATTTTAGCATAAAAGGTAAAATTGAATCATCTCCTAAAAATTAGCAAAAAAATAGTTGTCATATTCGTTCGTATATGATATTGTATTTACGAACGAATATGACAAATGAGGAGGTGATTTGATGACTCAAAAGGATTTAGTGACTAAACTATTGAAAGACAACAAAGGTATTTTGACATCAGGTGAAGCTAAAGAAGCTGGTGTGGCTTATAAAACTCTACAACGTATGTATCAGGTTGGTGAAATTGAAAAACTTGAGCAAGGGTTATATATGGATCCTGATCAGATGGAAGATGAGTACTTTTTAACTCAGTACAGATGTAAAAAAGGTATCTTTTCCCATGAGACAGCATTATATTTTCACGATTTAACAGATAGGACACCTTTCCAATTAATGCTGACAATTCCATCAGGATACAATACTAGGCTCCTGAAAGAGAAAGAAAAATATAAGTTCTTTTATATTGCGGAGAAGCTTTATACAGTTGGTAGGATTACCATGGAGACACCATTTGGGCATCAAGTCTATGTATATGATAAAGAAAGAACCATTTGTGACTGCCTAAAAAAGAAAGAACATCTCGATACTGATTTAGTGAATGAAGCAGTCAAAAGATATATGAAAACTCCCGGAGCAGATTATTCTAAACTACTTAAGTATGCCGATGTTTTTAATATTAAAGATTTGGTTCGAAAATACATGGAGGTGTTGACATGAAAGTTGGTAGTCCTAGACAATTGAAAGACTGGATTAACAATGTGGCTAAAGAGAATAATTTGATAGCGAATACTGTGCTTCAGAATTTTATGATGGAAAGGCTTCTAGAAAGAATTTCGATTTCAAAGTACAAAGACAATTTTATCCTCAAAGGTGGATTCTTGATGATAGAGTCCATATAATGGTGTAAAAAGGATGAGCCACATCCGAAGCTTCGGTATAATAGAAGTTGACAGACAACTATTAGGACCGAAAGGAGACAGATATGGCTCAATTTCATTTTACCGTAGACAGCGAGATCGTGCACGGGCTTTTTTCAATCGACGGTAGAGATCAAGCATTTAGGACACTCCATGAGGAGATTCTTAATCAAGTATTAGAAACCGAAATCACAGAGCAGATCCAAGCGGAAAAATATGAAAGAACATCCGAGCGTAAAGCCTATCGTAACGGGCATAGAGAGCGTCAACTGACGACTCGCGTGGGTACGCTCACGCTTACCGTTCCCAGGCTACGAAATGGCGACTTTAGCACAGAACTCTTTGAGCGCTATCAACGAAGTGAGCAAGCTCTGGTGTTGACTATGATGGAAATGTACGTCAATGGTGTATCCACTCGGAAAGTTGGAGAAATCACTGAAACGCTATGCGGCAAAAACTTCAGCAAAAGTACCATATCCGACTTAGCCAAGCGTCTAGATCCCATCGTAGAAAGTTTCAGAAATCGCCCGCTCGACGACAAGAAGTTCCCTTTCCTAATTGTTGATGCCCTCTACACAAAAGCGCGACATCAAGGCAGGGTGAAGTCCCGCGGAGTTCTGATCGCAAGTGGAATCAATGAGGACGGCTATAGAGAAATCGTAGGGTTTGCTGTTGAAAAAACAGAGACGAAGGACACTTGGGCATGCTTATTTGAAAACCTGAAAGAGCGAGGGATCAGTGGTGTTCAAACGGTTGTCTCAGATGATCATAAAGGTCTAGTGGCTGCGATAGAGGAGCATTTTGTCGGAGCGTCTTGGCAGCGATGCCAGACACACTTCTCGAGGAACATTCTCGAAAAAACGCCGAAGTCCATTCGTCCTGAACTCAAAGAAATGCTTCAAGCGATGTTCACCGCACCGAAGATTGATATCGCACGTGAAATCCGAGATGAAATCATTGCTACCTTTGAAGATAAAGCACCTAAGGCAATCGAAATCCTTGATCGAGGTTTTGACGATGCCACCCACGTACTGTACTACCCCTCAAAATACAGAAAGAGACTGCGCACCACTAATATGCAGGAACGTGTGAACAGAGAAGTGCGGAGGCGTGAGCGGGTTATCAGCATTTTCCCAAACGATGATAGTATTGTCCGCATCATTGGATCGGTGTTGCTCGAAATACATGAGAGGTGGATCTCAGGTAAGAGATACTTTGATATGGAGGAGTACCATACCTTTATGAAGGAGCAAAGCAAAAGAAAAGAAGTGATAGATGAGCCGAAGAGCCTTGCTGTAGGAGCTTAAGCGGTCTCTATTGAGGATAACATTTTGTCGGCTTCAAAGAGCTGTCTGCGGCCTCTGTAAGAGCAGCTGCATTCTTCACAGTTTTGGATTTGACCTTTCTATTTAGGCTAGGATATTGAACCAGTGCTCAGCGATCACTTGAGAAACTAAGCCCGTATTCTCCGAACTCACTTTAGCAACTCGGCGTTGACATATATTTACTATTTGTACCGAATATGTTTTTACACACAAAATCGGACTTGACTTTCTTGATTGCAGCTATGGTTGGTATAGATATGAGAAGCACTATGGACATGGATACAACGATAAAAGGGATTCCTGTCAATAGAGAGGCAATAGAAGAAATATTAAATGAGATTCTATCGATAGAGCTTGATGATAATGTAATTTTTAGGCTAAAAGCTATTAAAAACATCCATGATGTTAGTGACTATGATGATTTCAGAGTCTCTGTAGAAGCCCAGTTCTTTACGATCAGAGTCAATATGAAGATTGACATCACTACTGGAGATGTAATCATACCAAGAGAAGTAGAATATTCGTTTAAGCTTATGTTTGAAGAACGTGATATTTCAATAAAAGCGTATAATTTAAATACAATTCTTGCAGAAAAGATTGAGTCTATTTTGGCGCGGAATGTGGCAAATACCAGAGCTAGGGATTATTATGATGTTTATATTCTTCTAACACTTCGAAGAAATGATATTGATTTAGAAAGTCTAAGAAACGCAATTCGAAAGAAAGCTGAAGAAAGAAACACATTGATCTATTTAGAGAATAGTGAGAAGTATTTAAAAGATATAGAGGAAAGTGAAGATCTTAAGACAATTTGGGAATCATATGTGCAGAAGTTTCCCTATGCAGAAGGTATTCAGTTTGATGAAATTACTGATATTCTAAGAGCAGTTTTTAAGTGACATAAAATAGGCTCAATAAAAAGGATAATTTAACAATATTAACTGTATATGGTACAGAACGATTGTTACATTGAAAATTTTAACGTTACATTTCGAGACACTTCAAACGAGGTGTCTTTTTTTTCGCCTAATGAGGAGGAGGTGAGGCACTATGGCAGGTGATAGCAACTTTGGCCTGAAAATAGGGGTTGAAGGGGAAAAAGAGTTCAAGAATAGTTTGCGCGAGATCAATAGAGATTTCAAAGTGCTGGGCTCTGAAATGAAACTTGTCACTTCCCAGTTTGATAAACAGGATAAATCCCTGCAGGCAGTGACGGCAAGAAATGAAGTTCTGAATAAAGAAATTGATGCTCAGAAAAATAAGATAAGCACCCTAGAATCTGCCCTTAAAAATGCGGCCGATTCCTTTGGTGAAAATGATAAACGGACAAAAGCCTGGCAGATCCAGCTAAACAACGCTAACGCTGATCTGAACAAGATGGAGCGGGAGCTTGATGAAAATAGCAAAGCTCTTGATGAAGCAACTGGTGGATTCGAAGATGCAGGTAAGAAAGCCGGCAAGTTTGGAGATGAAATTAAAGAATCAGCGAAAGTAGCAGATGACTCCGGCGGGAAGTTTGAGAAACTTGGCTCTGTTATGAAAGGTGTGGCCACTGGCATTGGTGTGGCTATGGCAGCCATTGGCACTGCGGCAGTGGGAGCAGGAAAAAAGCTTTATGATATGGCTAGTGATGCAGCTGCTGCCGGAGACGAAGTGGATAAAGCCAGTCAAAGGTTGGGGTTATCGAGAGAGGGCTATCAGCAGTGGGAGTATGTCCTTTCGCAAAATGGCGCCAGCATCTCATCTTTAGAAACTGGGATGAAAAAGCTAAATAGCACCGTGGATGATGCAATAAACGGAAGTGCTTCTGCAACAGAGAAGTTTGAGAGACTGGGCATTTCCATGGAGGACCTTCAGGGAAAAACCAGGGAAGAGGTCTTTGAAATGACCGTAAGAGGTCTTCAAGGAATAGCAGATGAAGGTGAAAAAGCTGCTATAGCTAATGACCTTCTTGGCACGTCTTCTGTTGAACTTGGCGCACTTTTGAACCAAACGGCAGAAAGTACCAACGCCCTAAAGAATAAAGCCAGTGAACTGGGCCTGGTGATGAGTGATGAATCCATAGATGCAGCGGTAAACTACACCGATGCCATGGATAATCTCACTCGGTCTTTTGCAGGTGTGAAAAACAATATCACCTCACAGCTCCTTCCAGGGTTCACCATGGTTCTTGATGGACTTACCGGACTGATCACCGGTCAAGAAGGCGCCGCAGAAGAGCTAAAAGAAGGGGCCAGACAAACGGTCGATCAGATTGCGGTTATCCTTCCACAGATTTTAGATGTGGTGACTGGCCTGATAGCAGCGATAGCCGAAGTGGCACCTGACCTTGTCCTCGCTCTTGTTAGTGGTATTTTAGATAACCTACCCACGCTCATTGAAGCGGCTACAAATATCATCATGACCATTGTGGGTGGACTCATTGAAGCCCTACCTCAGATTACAGAAGGAGCCCTTCAACTGGTACTCACCCTAGTGGATGGGATCATCGCCAATCTTCCATCACTTGTAGAAGCAGCCCTTGTGATGATAGTGACCCTTGCTATGGGTCTTGGTGAAGCTCTTCCGGAGCTGGTTCCTTCCATTGTAGAAGCTGTGATTCTGATTGCCCAGACGCTGATCAATAATCTGGATTTGGTTCTTGATGCAGCTTTTCAGATCATCAGCGGACTGGCCGAGGGTCTACTTAATTCACTGCCGAAGCTAATAGATGCTCTACCCCAAATCATCAATAGTATCATTACTTTCATCACAAATAATCTCCCTAAAATTATCGAGATGGGCCTTCAGCTGACCATTCAACTGGCAGCAGGACTAATCAGAGCGATTCCTCAACTCGTTGGTCAGCTTCCACAAATCATCTCGGCAATTGTGACAGGCCTTGGGAGAGCTATCCCTTCCATGAATGATGTGGGGAGAAATATCGCAAGAGGCCTATGGGATGGTATTTCATCCATGATTGGGTGGCTGAAAGGAAAAGTCGACAGCATGGTCGGGGGTATTGTTAAAGGCGTCAAAGGTGTTCTAGGCATCCGCTCACCTTCTAAAGTGTTCGCCGGGATTGGTGCCAACATGAGTGAAGGTATTGGAGAAGGTTTCACTGAGGCCATGAGTGGGGTTGAAAAAGACATTCAAGGCGCTATTCCTACAGGTTTTGACCTTGATCTTAATTCTCAAGTCTCAGGAAATCTAGGTGGATCTGAAGGTGCAGTCTTTGATGTGACCATCCCACTTACCATTGACGGAAATATTCTAACCAGAGTCATTGCACAGCTACAGTGGAACCAGAATACAGTAACCGTTAGAAACCTTGGAGTAGCAGGGAGCTAATATAGAGAGGAGGGATGAGCCTTGATTGAAATATATGCGGGGAGTACTTTGCTTCAAAGCATCAAAAAAGTGATGGGTGCGGGTGTCAGAGAAACCTTGGAAGGGGAGTATACCCTTTCATTCACGGTACTTGCCAAAACAGCACTAGCACTTAAGGTAAAGCAGATCGCAAAGCTGGATGATCAATATTTCGAAATCGTACAGATATCAAAGAGTCTTCAGGGCAGCCTTCCCATCTGTTCTGTGATCTGTGAGCATGTATCTTACCTACTTAACCATGAGATGTATAACATCACAGAATTTGATTTTACCGGGGATCCATCAGCGGGACTTGCTCAAGTTCTTTCAGGAACCCCTTTTAATGCGGGGGTTGTTGACTATACAGAAAGTGTCACCATGAAGATTAATCAGGAAGTTTCACGAAGAGCAGCCCTGATGCAGTACATTGCCATCCTTGGTGGCGAGATTGAGTACGATGGTTACAACATCAACATTCGAAGTCATAGGGGAAGCACTGACTATATCCCGGTGATGGATTCAAAGAACGTGACAAACGTGGCAGTATCCCATGATTCCAGGGAGAATGCTTCATCCTATGACATTTCCTTTTTTAAACTTTTGAACCTTGCAGTGGGAGATAATGTACAGATTGTGTTTAATCCCTTGGGGATCAATGTGAAGACGAGAATCATCTCCCTAGAATACAACCCGTTTTACCGGTACAATATCAGGGTGGAAGTCGGGAGGTACAGACCTAGCATCTCGGACACCTTTTACCGGATAGAGAACTCTTTAAATAGCGTAGGGAGCTCAGTTGACGATATCCAAAACCAGGTGAATGACTTAGGGGTATCCTATACCATTGTTTCTGATCTGGTGGTGACTGAATCCACCATCGATGTGACCTACACTGTGGAGAAGGGCGATACACACCAGTACCACGCCCAGTACCAGTACACCACCGACAGCGGTGGAAGGATCACGAGCATTACTCTCGATAACATTTTCTCAGAGCTTCTACTTAAGGAAGTGGCCACCTTAACGGTGGACATGATGAGTTTTTATATTGAGTATGCAGATGGAACAACAGCGACATACAACTACACTGTGGATAGCGGTGGTCGAATCACCAGCGTAACTAAAAGCTTAGAGGAGGGCTGAAACCATGAGCTATGATCATATTTTTAATAACACCTTGGCCATCTGGACAGCTTTCGGAGGACGTGGAGAGGTTCTTTTCACCATTCCAACACTGAGTTGGTCAAAGAAATACTATAATGACTTTGGCTACACCCAGTATGGCAGCGAGAAGCAGATTAACGTTTATGATAATGGCAACGCTCAAATTGCCGTGTACTTTGCAAAGACCCCCTACATGTCTTACTGGAACAAGACCACCAAGCAGTGGACCGTTGTCAGCGTTCCTTGGTGGAGCTATGGCCAACCGGAAATTCTCTATGCCGCTGATGGCGTGTTCCTTGCAAAAATAGTGGGTCTTGCTAATGTCATTGCTTCTTTTGATGGCATCACCTGGCATAACGCTGGGTATTGTCCCGGGGCCTTTAACGCCATGACCTGTGGTGCATATGACATGGCTAGAGGTTCTGGTATTGTCAGTTGGTGGTACTACAAGTCGCCGGTCTTTTATAGTTTTGACTCCTTACAGGAAAGGACCGCCTGGACCTTAGTTGGATCGGATGGAACTTCGGTACCTATCTTCAAATATCTGACCACCCATAAGGGAAGCTTTGTCGGTGTGGTTGGTGGGGATAAGTCCATCGCAAGAGCTAGTTCAGGTACTCCAGGACTTTGGACCACAACGATCCCTGAAGATGTGAATGATACCCGGTACATGTTTATCCGGTCTGTGAACGATGTCCTCTTTGTGATGAAGTTTAACTACACCAATGTAGGGGGTGATTACACCTACTATGTGAAGCTCTGCGTATTGAGCGATGACGCCACACAGATCACCGAGACGAATCTTTCCTGGGTGGGAGATCTTGCCAATAACAACATTCCAAATCCAAGGAACATCATCTGGATGGAGGACTGGGGAAAATTCGCCCTTCTAAAAGAGAGTATGCTCTGCGTCTCCAATGATGGTCTTTACTGGGAAGGGGTACATCAACCAGCATTCACAACAAGTGAGTATGATACCTTTGATGGTGCGATCTATGTTCCTGGTGATGGTTTTTATGCTAAAGCAAGCGGTTATGTTTACTTCGCGCCCTATTAAAAAACATCAAACAAAGTAGAGTTGCCAGACGTCCTCAATGTGGGGGCGTCTTTTTATATACAAAAAATTACGAAAGTGAGGGAAGAACAATGAGAGAGATTTGGAATTTCATTCAGATGATATTTGCGGCAGTTGGCGGATGGCTTGGATATTTTCTAGGAGGCTACGATGGTTTTTTATATGCCCTGATTGCCTTTGTAGTGGTGGACTATCTCATGGGTGTGATGTGTGCTGTGCTAGAAAAGCATTTGTCTAGCGATGTAGGTGCTCAGGGAATCTTTAAAAAAGTGGTCATCTTTTCTTTGGTGGGAGTGGCACACATCATTGATCAGAATATTATTGGTGATGGTAGCGCGATAAGAACAGCGGTGATCTTCTTCTATCTGTCCAATGAAGGAATCAGCATCATAGAAAATGCAACAAGACTGGGGCTTCCTATTCCAGAGAAGCTAAAAGACATCCTAGAGCAGCTAAAGGATGGAGGCGATAAGGATGGAAGCAAATAGAACGAATTATATGTCTTTAATCGACATAAAAAGACAATAGGAAGGATTAAAGCTCTAAAAACAAGATAAACTTGAGAAAAAACCTCAAGTAAAGTTGTAAGAACCTTCTCTTTGGGGTATAATAAAATTACTAACGAAGTCCTTATTGAGGAGGTTTTACAATGTTAATTGATTATAGATTTTCAAATTTCAGGTCATTTAAAGAAATGACCAGTCTTTCGATGATAGCTGGCAGACAAACCACACTAAATGATAATCTCATAAGAGAATATGACTTGAGAATTATTCCTTCAGCTGTAATATATGGAGCCAACGCCAGTGGGAAATCCAATATCATCATGTCTCTGGCAGTGATGAAAGACATTGTTCTTTCAGGGTCCCTTGAGGCTAATATACCAAACCTAAAGAACCTGGAACTTTACCCATTTGCCTATCAGGAATCTGAGAAGCCTTTGAGCTTTGAGATTGATTTTATTTATGGAGGAAAACGGTTAGAGTTTGGTTTTGAAGCTCAAGTAAGCACTTTCAAAAAAGAAACCAGAAGTATAGTATCTGAATTTCTGAATTACATTGATAAGTCTGACCAAAAAACAAATATATATACAAGAGAAAAAGATAAGATTCAGATCAATAAAGAGAAAAAGGCACTATCAATCATTGAATTTGATGAGAAGCTGCTAAAACAGTTTGAGAAGAAAATCAATGAGAACATTGATGAGACTGAGCTGTTCTTATCAAGGGCATTTAAAAGTACAATCAGCAATGAATTGGCAGATATGGTGCTAGACTTCTTTAAAGAAAAGCTTGTTGTGGTGAGTGATTTCACACTGAAGAAAACGAACCTAACATTTTCATTGGAAGACAGCCCCAAGAAAGATTTTTTTGCATGGAACAAGATTCTTGATGGATTTGTTAAAAATGCGGATTTTGGTCCCCAGGGTATAGCCTTTAAATCAAACAAATCAGAAGATAAAGAGTCATCCAGTATGGAGCTAGTTTCTATCTATAAATACCACGATGAAAATATCGTGATACCGGCAGAGCTGATGGAATCAAGAGGAACACTTAAACTTGTTGATTTTGCGATTCCTTTTGAGGAACTTTTTAAAGCAGGTGGGGTATTTATTCTTGATGAGTTCGACGCAGCAATACACCCAGAACTGATTAAAGGAATCCTGGCGCTTTTTAATGACAGTGATTTAAATAAAGCTGGCGCACAGCTTATTTTTACGACACATAATCCGATTTATCTAAACAATAAAATATTCAGAAGAGATCAGATCAGGTTCGTAGAAAAAGATACGGATTCTTATGAGAGCGTGATCTATTCTTTAGCTGATTTTGGCGCAGAGGAAGTAAGGAACGACCATAATTATCTAATCAATTACTTCAAAGGGAACTACGGAGCGCTTCCCTTCATCGACTTTTCCAAGCTGTTAAATCAAAACAGCAGTGAGGAGGATGAAGATGGCAACCTATAGAAAAGCATATCTATGCATTTGTGATGGGCAGCAGGAAACAATGTATTTAAATCATGTGGCTAAGCTGATTAAGGACTTTCCAAGGAAAGTGTTTAAGTTTAATACCTTTGAAGATTTGCCACATCGTCTTGAAAAAAGATATGAGAACTATGATAGTGCTGCGGTTTTTGATTTTGACCATAACGATGTGGAGTTCAAGAGAAATATTGAAATCTGTGATTCTCTGAACAAAAAGCTTAAACCTTCAAAACGAAAAGAAGGTAGACACATTTATCATGCATACAGCAGTGTGAATTTTGATTTATGGTTGATCCTCCATAAAGAGGACTACAATAAGAGTGTTTCAAGAAATGATGCTTATATCTCAGATGTTCGTAGAATCTTTGGGTTGAAGCCCACAGACGATATAAAGAATGAAGACGTTATAAAAAGGATCCTACATCAAATAACTTTAGATGATGTAAAATCAGCAATTAGAAGAGCAGAGTTGATTCGGAAGAACAAGGTGAAAGCTGACAGTACAAAGATTGGAAATACAACAATTTACTCGAATCCTGATTTCTCCATTCATGAATTTCTAAGAGCGGTTTTGGAGGATAGCGGAGATTTATTAAAGAACATATAGCTGGAAGGCACTCAGATTAGAGTGTCTTTTTTTGTGCCAAAAAAATAAAATGGAGGCGATAAGGATGGCACTAAGTAATTTAAAGACTAAGTACATGACCAGAAATGATTGTTATACAGCTGGGAGAAAAATCACACCCAAAGGCATCATGATCCACTCCACTGCCACGCCAGGTGTGATGGCAGGTGATTGGTACATTTGGTGGAACAAATCTTACAAAGCGAAAGAAATCAAACGCCAAGTCTGTGTTCATGCTTTTCTTGATGATAGAGAGATCTGGCAGTACCTTCCTTGGAATCATAGGGGTTGGCATGCCGGGGGAAAAGCGAATGATACCCACATCGGTCTCGAGATATGTGAGCCGGGTGGGTTTTCTTATTCTAAAAATCAGATGGTAGGCTATGATGCCAAAAAGAATGAAGCCTTTTTTAGAGCGGCTTGGAAAAATGCTGTAGATCTATGCGTGTTTCTTTGCAAAGAGTACGGGCTGACTGAGAAAGACATCATCAGCCATGCAGAAGGAAACAAGAAGGGGATTGCCTCTAATCATTCCGATGTTGGCCACTGGTTTCCAAAGCATGGGGAGAGTATGGACACCTTTAGAGCGGCAGTCAGAAAGGCACTTGAGAATGCAGATGAAAACAAAGAGGTCTTTGAAGCCGGCAACATTGTAGAAATCAAAGCATCGGCAAGAACCTATTATCCAGGTGGACCAATCATTCCGAACTGGGTGAAATGGAACTATCATTTAATCACCCAGGATAAATCCGGTGATAAAGTCGTGATTAAAGGCGGTAAGGAATGCGTTCTTCTTGGTAAAACCATTCTGAAAAGTACCATGGATGAAAAGGCCGGTATCATGACCTGGGTGGATAAAGAGAGTCTAAAGCTCATCAGTGCTGGCGTGGAAGTAGAGCCTGAGAAGCCTAGCAGTAGAAAATACTACCGGGTGCAAGTGGGAGCCTTCAGTGATAAGAAGAATGCAGAGGCCCTTATGGCGCAATTAAAGAAGGCAGGATTTGCTGCCTACTTGAGATTCGAGTAAAAGAAAAATTGTGGGAACTCTAGCCGGTGTTATTCTCATAGCATCGGCTTATTTTTGTCCCATTACTTAGTAGAAATGACTTGCTATTTCAGTGTTTATAAGTGATATATACTATGACGCCGATACCCTGAATCCTTGATTTTAGTGTGTTTCAGGGTTTTATATTTTAAAGAGTTTGATTGATAAACAAAAAGGCCGTCAGCTTGAAAAAGGATAAAGGAAGGAGGGCGAATATGACTGGATCGTTGTATGAAAGTGGATTTTATGACAGCATTGATTTCCAATCCCAAGAGAGACAAGTCATTGAAATTGGAATGAAAACTCAAGGAGCATCAACAGCATCAAATATTAAGGAAGAACCTAAAAGACTGAGAGTTTGTGCGTATTGCCGAGTGAGTACAGAAGAAGAAATTCAAATGAACTCCCTTGAAAATCAAACAATTCATTACACAAACTACATTAGAAATAACTCTGACTGGATGTTTGTGGGCATCTACTCTGACAGGGGCAAGTCTGGAACTAAAAGGTCCCATAGGGCGGGATTCAATAAGATGATGCGCCATGCCCTGGAAGGAAATATTGATTTAATTTTATGTAAGTCTATCTCGAGATTTGCGAGAAATGTAATGGACACATTAGAAGCAATTAGAGTGCTCAAAGAAAATGGAATTAGGGTCATCTTTGAGAAGGAATCTGTTGATACAGGAAGTATGGAGAGTGAATTTATTCTGACCCTGTTATCGGTAGTCGCGCAAGAAGAAAGCAGAATGATTTCAGAAAATCTAACCTGGGCTCATACAAAAAGGTTTTCAAGTGGAAAGCCTTTATTCACAAGAATTCTAGGTTATAAAAAAGTGAACGGTGTTCCCTGGACCATTGATTTAGAGGAAGCAAAGATTGTGAGGGAGACTTACGACTTGTATTTGGAAGGCTACAGCCTGGTCAATATAGCCAGAAAATTTATAAGTAAAGGTTATAAAAAACCAAATGGTCGTATCGACTGGAAAGATTCAAATATCAAAAGTATTTTGAGCAACGAACGTTATGTTGGTGATGCTCTTTGCCAAAAGACTTACACAAAAGATTATCTAACACATCAAACCAAAATAAACAATGGAGAAAGACCGCAGTATTATATAAGCAATCATCATGAACCAATTGTTGACAGGAAAATCTTTGACAGAGTGCAGAGAATTCTTGAGAAAAAATCAGTCACATACGATAGAAAGAAAAAGAGCGTAAATGAGTTTACTAGCAGAATCAAGTGTGGGTGCTGCGGGAAGAACTACCATCGATATGCGGGCAGAAGGAAAGTATTATGGAGATGTTCGAGCAGTCTTAAGAGTAAATTACTTTGCGAAATGGAAGCGATTGATGAACTAGATATTGTGAGGACTCTAAAAAGAGAGTTCACTAGGAAGTATCTGGATGGTGGCACCAATGTAAACAAAAAACTTGTCATACATTTAATCAAAGAGCTTAAGAATATTGAGTTAAATCGAGAGTCAGAGCAAAGTTGGCTGAGACTGTCTTTAGAAAAAGCTTTGGTGGATGAAAATAGAGCGATTATGGAACTTCGTGATGAGTCAACATTCAAAGAACAACGAACTCAACTTGAGAAACAATTAGAATCTAAAAGGCATCTATGGGAGTTTATCGATAAGGATGCTGAGTACAGGGAAGAAGCTATAAAGTCATTAGAAAAAATAAAAAGCGGAACCAAAATTGTGCAAGGGATGAATAAATTATCTGAGGATACTAGGTTTCTAAGAGCATGGTTTATCAGAATGACTTATACAGACAAAGGAACGCTGCTTTTATATTGGGCGAATGGAGATCTAAAAGAAGTGAAAATTGAGAAAGGAGAAGGCTGATTATGCAAACGAATCTATCAACAAGCATGAACCCAAAAGTCCGCATTATTCCAGTAGTCAGCAGGACGGGAAGAAGTGATGAACATCATGATGGACGCAAAAAAAGGATTGCGGCCTATGCGCGTGTATCGACTTTGCTCGAACACCAAGCGTCCTCTTATGAACTTCAGGTTTCATATTATACGGACTATATAAATAAAAACCCAGCGTGGGAGCTTTATAAGATCTACACGGATGAAGGGATTACGGGTACAAATACAAAGAACAGAACGGGATTTCTTGAAATGATTGAAGATGCCAAAGCAGGAAAAATAGACTACATTCTAACAAAATCCATCAGTCGATTCGCTAGAAACACCCTTGATTGTTTAAGTTATGTAAGGTTATTGAAGAACTTAGATCCCCAGGTCGGCGTATTTTTTGAGAAGGAAAACTTGGACACACTTGATTCGAAATCAGAACTATTTTTGACGATTTTAAGTTCCCTAGCCCAGGAAGAATCAAAATCATTGAGCATGAATGCTACCTGGGGTGTGACGAAGCGTTTCTCTCAAGGGAAACCCCATATTCCAACCACATACTTTCTAGGATACGATACGGATGAAGATGGGAAGATTGTTATTCTAGAAAAAGAAGCAAAAGTTGTAAGGCGAATATTTAGAGAATTTTTAGAAGGGAAGGGGACAGCAAGGATTGCTAAGGGGTTGATGAAAGATGGTGTTTTAACAGCAAGAGGTAAGAAAACCTGGACCAGTGATTCTATTCGAAAAATATTAATCCAAGAAAAATATACAGGGGACTGTGTGGCTCAAAAGACGGTAACAATAGATTTTTTAAGCCATAAAAGAGTTCCAAACAAAGACCATAAACCGAAATATTACATTCAAAATCACCATCCTGCAATTATCTCAAAAGAAGATTGGGATAAGGTACAAAAGGAACTCATAAGAAGAAACGATATGCTAAGAAATCCCGAGAGAAAATATAAGATGACATATAGCGGGAAATCCGTATTCTCCAATATGTTGTTTTGCGGGAAATGTGGCAGACCTGTAACACGCAGGCGAATGACTTCATCTAAAAATGGAGAAAAGTACCACTTCACAACATGGCACTGCAGAGTGGCAGCCCACAGAGATATAGACAAAGGCATTAAATGTAATGCGAGTTATGTATGGGAAGAGGTATTAGAAAAAGCATTTATGAAGATTCTCCATGAGATGAATGAAGATCGTGATGAAGTGATTCGAGAAGCGCGACTTGCCAGTGAGGACTATGCACTTACAGAATCTGAGAAAGAAAAACTAATCGAACTTGAAACGAAACTTGAACATATTACAAATCGAATCAGTGATTTGGCAGCTAGAGAATCAGCGACAAGTGATCCTGTATATGACGCAACTATGCGACACATGATTTACGAACAAGAAATCATTCAGCTTGAGTATGAAAACTTAAGCAAGATGGAAACTGAAAGTATTTTTATAAAGAAACAGTTAGAAGAGTTCATTGAGAGTTTGAGTGACTTAAGCGATGACGATAGCTTTCGAGAAGATATTTTTGTAAAGACCATTGAAAAAGGTATCGTGCATGACAACCACCAAGTCGATTTCCATTTTAAATGCGGTATCAAAAGGAGCATAAGCGCTGATCGTAAAGAATACTTGTAGATAACAAATACTGAAAATAAGCGTCTAAATAACAGAGGCTTTTCATAGAAAGATAAAAACTCCCTCAATTAGGATATAGTACTTGCATTATATCCTGTACAGAGTGAACATACCTAGTAACTGAGTATGCCACTACAAAGAGAGGAGTTTTTTCTATGGGCAAAAGATCAGATGATACTTTAAATAAAACAACCGGTTATCAATTGGATGAAATTGAAAAGATGAATCCCAATGATAAGATGCAGTGGGTTCAAACATTATGGAACCCTTTAGATGAAAAGAGGAAAAGTCCGCTTGAGAAAACGGATGATGAAGTAAGGGTAGCGGCTTATTGTAGAGTGAGTCCTACTCCAAATAAAAAAAGTCGATCGCTTCAAAATCAGATGAGTCATTATACAGAACTAATTCGCAGTAAACCTAATTGGAAATTTGTCGGTATCTACTTTGATGATAATATTTCTGGTAGGACAATAAAGGATAGACGAAGTTTCAGAAGAATGCTCCGTCATGCTGAAGAAGGCAAGCTGGATCTAATCATTACAAAAAATGTGCAGCGGTTTTCCAGGAATACGAAGGAGTTGCTAGAAGCTGTCGAAGAGTTAAAAGAACACGGAGTAGGGGTGTATTTCGAGAAAGAGCGGATTGACACGTCCATTGATTATAATGCATTTTTATTATCAACCTACGGAAGCCTATCGCAAGCTGAGATAGAAGCTATGTCAGAACTAGGAAAGTGGGGTGTGGAACAAAGACTACTAAGTGGGAGGCCTTATTTCCAGAAGACCTATGGGTATGAACTGGTTAAAGGTTCAGGGCGCTCGAAGCTTAGAATTATCAAAGAAGAAGCAAAAGTTGTTAGGTGGATTTACAGAGAATACCTCAACGGCAAATCTCAGACAGAAATCATGAAAGCCCTGACCTTTAGCAGCAACAAGACTCCTAGAGGACTGGATACATGGAATATTTCAACAGTTAAACAGATTTTAACCCTGCCGATTTACACAGGGAATTACATTGGTAGAACGACAAATAAGGATCTTATGACAAACAGGGTTAGGTCATCAGAGGGTATGAGAGATAAGATTCTAATTGAAAATGCAAACCCACCCATTATTGATTTGAAAACCTTCGAGAAAGTGCAAAAACTCATTGAGAAAAACAGACCAAATAAAACGACAGCTTCAAAAAAGACAATCAGCCCTTTTGCAGGACGAATTATTTGTGGCTACTGTGGAAATATCCATTATCGAACAACAGACCGAGTGAAAGCAGCGTATTGGGGATGCAAGTTACGTGTGGGGCATAAGGAGCTGTGCCCTACAAATTATATCAGAGAAGAAGTTATGCGCGATATCCTTCAAAGCGGTTTTGAAGAATGGTTTGATTTTGGAAGTGATAGAACTGTCAATGAGCTGGAGAAAATATTAGAGAGGGTCAATAAGAATGACCACTTTGAGTTTCATCGGCTTAAATATTTAACAGAAATTGAGATTGCTGAACATTTGGTAGGGTCCCGATTTACTATAGAAGATGTAGAGGATATGCGTAAGCAATATGGAGAATTTGAAGAGAAAATCAATCAGATAGAGGATGATAGGAAGTACCGGGACATGGCTCTTGACTGGCTTAGAGAAGGAAAGGATTCGGTGGCGTTCTTAACAGAGTTAACATTGGAGCTCATGAGAGCCTGGATTGTTTCTGTGACTATTTATTCATATGAAGATTTTATTGTTCACTGGATTAATGGAAGTGAAACTCAAATGGGTGATGTTGAGCTATGCAAAAGTAAAGCTGAGGATTTCCGAAAATCAAGAGAGAAAAAAGTGGAACTAATTTCTGGGTCTGAAGCAATACATGACAATGAACGAGATACTAAAGCACTAACTACAGAAAACTTAATATCAAGAGCGTCATTTGAATCAGATACTAAAATTAATCCTTTAGAAAAAACAGAGCATCTTCATCTTGATGAAGTCATCGAAAAATATGACAGAGAGGAGGAAACCGATGTGGCATTACCTCAAGTAACACAGATCGATCATCAGCAACATATGCAGTTGATGAGTCGCATCTATAAAAACGTAAAAGACAATAATCACCTAAAGATTGAGACTAAAAAGAAGCTGAAGGTCGCTGCCTACGTTCGAGTGTCAACGGATAAAGAAGAGCAAGAAACAAGTCTAAAAACCCAAATCGCTTTTTATACCTACTCCATCCTTAAAAATCCTAAGTATCAGTTTGCTGGCATCTATGTAGATGAAGGTATCACTGGAACTTCAACAAAGCACCGAGAAGGCTTCAATAGAATGATCAGTGACTGCAAAGCAGGAAAAATAGATTTGATCCTGACAAAATCATTGTCACGGTTTAGTCGGAATACTTTGGATGCGATTAAGTATGTAAGGGTTTTGAGAGAGTTAGAGTCACCGACCTATATATTTTTCGAAAAAGAAAATATTTCAACAGAAGACGATACCAGTGAGCTGATGGTCAGCCTGATGGGAGCCTTAGCGCAGCAAGAGAGTAGAAATATAGGAAGTTCCATCTCCTGGGGTAAACGAGCGCTAGCCAGTAGAGGGATAGTCAGGCCAAGAAGGCTTAACTATGGGTATGAATACAACGAGAAGAAAGAGTGGGTCATCAAAGAAGAGGAAGCTGCCATTGTTAGGCGCATTTATACGGATTACTTGAATGGGGTGAGACGAACAGATATCTATAAAAGTCTTAATGACGAGAGAATCGTTCCGCCAAGTGGTTCAGGACTTTGGAGCAACTCTTCCATTCAAAATATCCTGGTGAATGTCGTTTACAAAGGGGATTACATTCACAATCAAAAATATAAAAATCCAGAACGCAAGCAACCACTTGTACCAAACCGGGGAGAAATTCCCATGATTCATATTGAAGATCATCACCCAGCTATTATTGAGAAGGACGTATGGGATGAAGTGCAGCAAATGAGAGCTGATCGACAAAAGAGCATGAAAAGAGTTCATCTGAGTTTTGAAAAAAAAGAAGTAAAAAATGAAGTGTTTACCGATAAATTCAAGTGTGGAGAGTGCGGTAGCACAGTAGGTTTTGGACGATATATGAATAAAAAACGAGTTCAAAAGCGTGACGATGAAACAGGTGAAATTGAGAGAAAAAGGACCAAAGAAAAATCAAGCGCGACATTATTTTGGCGATGCGGCTATGGCCTGCAGAATATGCTTCAGGTATGTGATGCTAAACAGTTCAATCAAGAATACCTGGAAATCAATTTTCAGCATCTGCTGGTTGAAATGGTATCAAATCCAGAATTCAAAACATACTATGAAAAGAAAATAGATGAGCTTGAGATAAGTGAAGAAGAACTGAGCATGGAAAAACAACTAATCGATGAAATGGATGCACTGTATCAAAAACTTTACGAAGCGGTAGATGACGAGCTTAACAAAAAGGGCAGAGACTCCCAGCGGATTGATATGCTTACGAGCAAGATTGTGGCAATACAGGAACAACTGAAATTCTATACAGAGAAAAGAGAGCGGCAACTACATCTACAATCAGAAATGGAGTGGTTCTTTAATAGCTGCAAACTTCAGGATCTTTTAGGAAAGAAGAGAAGAGCGAATTTTCAAGGGTTCGATCAAACCAGGTACGGAAAATCACTACTTCCGTCAAAGGTTTTAGAGACGGGTCTTAAGGTAGAAGAAGCGAGCTTTAACAAAGACTTATTTGAAAGATTAATAGAATCTGGCATAATCTATAGAGATGGGACAATTACATTCACGCTGAAAGTCGGACTTGAATGGTCCGCACCAATAACCTATGAGAATTATCAAAAGCTCATCACCAAGCGAAGAAAGCTTGAGAACTTCTTGAAGAGACTAGATTTTTTAAATGGGCCTGAAATTAAAAAGCTTATGAAGTATTGTAGAACACCTAGAACTAGCCATGAGATGTTAGCATTCATGGGGGACACTTTGACAATTGAACATTTCAGGACAACGATAATCAATCCACTGGTTGAGATGGGGAGACTAAAGCGTACGATTCCTGAGTTTATCTACAGCCATGATCAGAAGTACTATACGGAAAGTTGAAACTTAAGAAATTTTGAATTGTCCCACTGCATATGATAATGTGAATGTAGTGAGGAAAGCAAATCATAATAGCAAAGGGGTGATCAGAATGCCTACATCATCTTTTAATAAGGATTTCACTTTGAATACCAAGAAGGCCGTGGAGTCTTTCGAGAGGATTATTTCCATACCAAGAAAGAGTATAAAAATAGATAGAAGCTTGGTATCGCTTAAATATACGAGGCGTGGGGAGCATAAAGTAAAACAAATGCTATCTCGAAACAGTACAAAAGAAAAATGAGCCTATCACATTGTGATGGGCTTGATTTTTTTGTGATCACAGATGAACCACCAAGATGGCATCTTAGCTCGGCATCAGTTCCGAACTTAGACTTGCATCTTGGTGGTTTTTTGTTTTTTTTTTGAAGGAATCTTGGCAGTTTTTCGATTTCAGGCTATTTAGCTTGAAGTTAAGCAACAGGTCCTAAACAAAATAAAAATCCGACACAGGCCAATCTGAAGGCTTGATTTTTTTTGAGCATCATCAAAAATGGCAATTACTAGACTAGATTTTCTAACTTTCGAACTAATCAACTGAGTAACAATATAATAGAAGGAATTTTTCAAGAGAGCTCATTTCTTTACCGAAATGGGCTTATTTTTTTATCCTTACAGCACAATGATAAAACTACATATTGTATTTAAGTCAAGATAAATACATTATTAACCACTATAAAATGTACTTTTATCCAAATCGTATCACTTCGAATGAGAAATTTTGTGGACATGCGTTATGTCAGAAGTCAGTAACCCTGGACCCCTTAACTCACAAACGGGTCAGAAATAAGAACCACAAGCCGCAGTACTTTATCCGGAATAATCACCCTGCAATCATCTCTGAAGAGGAATGGAATTATGTACAAAAGGAACTGGAAAGAAGAAGAAAAATGAAGCATGATCCTGACGGGAAATACCATAGAACCTATAGCGGAAAGGCACCATTTTCGAATATGCTCTATTGTGGGGAGTGTGGCATGCCGGTTCATAGAAGGCGCATCACATCAAGGCGAGATGGGAAGCCCTACAAGTTTACCGTTTGGCACTGTAGACTGGCGGCTCAAAAAGTAGAAGCAGACTTTGACTGCCATTCAAAGTATGTTTGGGAAGAGGTTATTGAAGCAGCCTACAATGAAATGCTTCTGAAAATGACTGAGGAGATTGATCTCATAAGAGCTGAGGGTGAAGCGGCCATTGAGGATGTGAGCTTAACATACGATGAAAAAGAAAGGCTTAAAGAGCTTGAAGAAATCATCGATCGAATCAATGATCGTATAAGTGAAATGGCCATGAGAGAAAGTGTCACTAATGACCCCATCTATGATGCAACCCTTAGAAATATGATTTATGAATCACAAATTTACCAGCAGGAACATGAAGCGCTTGTCAAAAGCCAGGACGAAGAAATCTACATGAGGCAGAACCTAGAAGCTTTAATAACATATCTTGAAAGCCAAAGTAGCTTTGAAACCTTTGATGCAGCAGAATTTAAAAAGCTTGTTGAAAGAGGTATTCTCCACAAGGACTATGAGATTGAGTTTATCTTTAAATGTGGAGTCATAAGAATGGCTCAAGGCTGGAGACGTGGGAAGAACGACTAGCGATTTTTAAAGAATTTATCCAATTAAATAAAATACTCCTTTACCGTATGGAGATTGTACTTGCAATAGTTTGACACCAATGCAAACATACAAGCAAGCGCAATCTTTCAGAGGAAAGGAGTTTTTTTTAATGGACCAAATAGATAAAAGCTTATGGATCAATAAATTATGGGATCCTTTAGAAAAGATAGAGGACAGTCCACTTCACAGTAAGCGAGAGGGAATCAAGGTAGCCGCCTATTGTAGAGTGAGTCTTGATTCACTGGGACTGTCCCACTCATTGGAAAGCCAAGTAAGTCACTATACCCATGTGATTAATAGTAGGGACAACTGGACCTTTGTTGGTATCTATTTTGATAATCTGGTTACCGGGAGAAAAGCATCATTAAGACGAGGCTTCACTCGGATGCTCAGACACTGTGAAGAGCATAGAATTGACCTAATCTTAGTCAAAAATGTATCCCGGTTTTCAAGAAACACGAAAGAGCTTATTGAAGTCATTGAACGATTAAAAGAAATAAACGTAGCGGTATATTTTGAAGCGGAAAATATTACGAGCACTAGGAGTGAAACAGCCTATCTTCTAAAAACCTATGCCAGCATTGCTCAAGGGGAGATTGAGGCAACTTCCCAGGCGATAGAGTGGGGACATGAAAAACGAATGATGAAAGGCAAGGTTAATATCGGACACACATACGGCTATGATAAAACAAAAGTTGGTAATGAGACCGTCATTACAATCAATGAAGAGCAAGCACAAGTTGTTAGACAGATTTATCAAATGCATCTTGATGGTATGAGTAATAATGCCATTGCAGGTGAATTAACCATTAGAGGAGTCAGGACCTACTTTGGGAAGGAACTGTGGGGACCGAAGACGATAGCATCAATCTTATCAAACATTGCCTATACAGGAAACGCAAAGACCAGGAAACTTACAAGAGATTTGATGAGCAACAAAAGACGGTCTTCAGAAGGGATACGGGATCAATATTTAATTGAGAACCACCATCCAGCGATTATAAGTCAGGAAGTCTTTGACCGGGTACAAGAAGAGAGAAGCAAGAACAAAAGGGAAACTAAACCTCAACAAATTAGACCCAATCCGTTATCAAGGCGGATTCACTGTGGCAACTGCGGTCAGAATTTTAGAAGAAATAGAAATAAACCATGGGAGTATTTCAGGTGCGTCTCGGCAATAACAAACAAAAACCTCTGCAGCTCACCGACTATACGGGAAGACTTGATGCTTGAAATAATGCTAAAAGCTTTTAGAGTACGCTTTGATACTCAAGATCCAAAATTGATTAAAATGCTTAGAAGAATGTTGATTAGAATAAATAAGAATGACTACTTTGAGTTTCATCGCCTTAAGGCCTTGACACAGATTCAATTGGCTAAAAGGTTGAAAGATATTCAATTTACAGATGATGATATCATTCAAATGGAAAGGGATTATGATAAGTTTGAGAACCGGCTAGTAGAAATAGAAGATGATAGGAAGTATCGTCTTGATTCCATAAAGTGGCTTGAGAATATTAAAACATTTGAAGAATTTGAAGGGAAAGCCACTATTGAATACTTACGGGCGTGGATTCTCTCCATGGTCATTTACTCAAAAGAAGATTATAAAATTTATTGGATTGATGGTAAAGAGACAGAAATAGGTAACTGCATACCCATAAAACCAAACATAGAAGAGTCGTTATCAGAGTTGCATCCAAATGGGGATTTAGTGGTTCAAAAAGCCACTAATTTTGAATTGATGACAAACATCCAAATCGCCTCGGAGAAAGGGGGTGATTTAAATACTGTAGGTGAGGAGGACAGAAAGATGATAGCAGAAAGAAAACTTGAGCCTAATTTGATGGTTAAAAATATACAAAAACAACTTAGTAATTCTGTGATCATGCAGACGAGTGTACCTGTGGTAAGAGAAAAGAAATTAAAAGTAGCTGCATATGTACGAGTTTCAACAGAACTGGAACAGCAAAAAACAAGTATCAAAACTCAATATTCATATTATCTGTACCTTATCCTCAAGGATCCACGGTATATCTTAGCTGATATCTATATAGATGACGGAAAAAGCGGGAGAACGACTGAAGGTAGGCATGAGTTCAAGCGCCTGATGGAAGATTGTAAAGAGGGAAAAGTGGACTTGATTATTACAAAATCAATTTCTAGATTTGCTAGAAATACTGTCGATACATTAACCTACTTAAACATGTTGAAAAGTCTAGATCCAAAGGTCGAAGTGTGGTTCGAGCGTGAAAATATTTTGAGTCTTTCTGAAAAAAGCAATGTCTTGATTAATCTGTTATCAGCACTGGGACAGGAGGAAAGTGTCAATATTGGTGAAGCTATTGCCTGGGGTAGAAAAAGTTTGGCCCAAAGAGGTATTGTAAGACCTGCGGTTCAAGGCTACGGTTATGAGTACGATAAAAATAAAGAATGGGTAATAAACGATGAAGAAGCAAAAGTAGTGAAGCTGATCTATGATGACTATGAAAAAGGAAAAAACATGAGAGAGATAGCTAATACGCTTACAGAAGAGTCTATTCCCACACCAGGTGGACAAAAGATGTGGCAGGTGAGCACCATTAGGAGGATATTAAGCTCTGAGATTTACAGAGGAAACTATATATATCAAAGATTTCATTCAGGCTTTAGTTTAACCAGCGATCGGGTGAAGAACACAGGAGAACTGCCCATGTATTTCATTGAAGGTCATCATAAAGGAATTATTAATGGGGAGCAGTGGAAAAGAGTTCAAACTATGTTAGAAGAAAATGAAAAAAGCAGAAAAGAAAATTTTCAAAAATATCCAGTGGACAAGGAAAAGAATGATGCCTTTACTAAGAAACTATATTGTGGTGAATGTGGAACCGTCGTCGGCTATGTAAGAGGAATTAACAGACAAATGAAGAGTTATGAAAAGAGATGGTGGCGGTGTAATAAGGGGTTAAAAGGCCATTGTGGTTCTATTCATTTGAATCAAAACTATGTAGAAGAAAACTTCTCTCAAGTCCTAATGGATATAAAATTTAATCCTGCATTTGATGAGTACTTGGATTTATTTATGGAGGCTTTAAAGATTACACCAGAAGAAGAAATACAAAGAGAACAGCTAGAGCAGAAGAAAGAAGCGTTAAATCAACAGTTATACAAAGCTGTAGAGGATGAGCTGGGGAAAGCAGGTAAAGATGCAAAGCTTATTGATTATTTGACTGATGAGATTATGGATATAAGAGAGAAACTACTAGGTTATACGGCTCGTGAAGAACAACTGGAAGAAGTAGCAAAAGAAATTGAAGAACTTAGAAAGAATCTTGAAGCCTATAAAAATAAAGGGAATGATGATTTAGGATATTACAAAAGCTCACCTGATTTTAAAAGAGAAATTTTTGAAAAATTTATAGAAAAAGGGACCATTCTAGAAGATGGTCAGATTATTTATCTGTTCCATTCTGGTTTTGAGTGGAAGGCACCAATAAACTATAAAGACTTTCAAGAACAGGAGAGGCGTAGAAAAAAAGCAAAGACGCAATTGGAAAAGAAAGAGTTTTTAAAGGGGCCTGAAGTGAAGGCTTTACTAAAATATTGTGAAGAGCCGAAGACAATAACAGAAATGCGTGAGTATCTTCCAAGGTATTTGACAAATCCTAATTTTAAGAAGTTTATCGTGAAGCCACTTTTAGAAAAAGGAATTATTAAGGAAACAATACCGGATAAGCCAACAAGTAGGCTGCAGAAATATTATTCGGTAAAAAAGTAGGTATGCATTTTTAAAAGTGGAACGTTATTCTTAAAATATGAAGAAAATCATGACAAAATTAAAAACGCACAAAGAAACCCACTGAGTAGCCTGATTATAATGATCAAGCCACTTGGTGGGTTTGTTTTTATGCTTAAAAAAGTCAAAGGCCATCCAGTTTATTTTTAAAAATGGAACGATTTTCTTTACTTATGAAGAATAACGTGCTAAAATTAAAAAAAGATGAATAGCACTAAAGTAAAGCGGCTATAATAATTTTAAAAATGGAACGTTATTCTTTAAATGCGAAGAAAATCATGCCAAAATTAAAAAGAGAGGTGAGATAAGTGGATGTGTTAACTGAACTGGCGAAGTATCCGGTTTTTACAATCGATGATGTAAAGAATCTTGTAGGTAATGAAAAGACAGCTTATTCCCAGCTGGACCGTTTAATGAAAAAGGATCTGGTCAAAAAGATACGAAAGAACATATACTCTGTAGTCAACCCGACAACAGGGCAGCTTGTGGCAACTCGTTATCAAATCGCTTGCGCTATAACTGACACTGCATATATCTCTCATCACAGTGCTTTTGAATATTATGGATTGGCGAATCAAGTGTTCTATGAGGTGTATGTTTCATCTGAAACAAAGTTCAATCATTTTGAATATGATCATGTAACTTATAAATATGTTGCATCAAGGATGAGTGAGGGTGTTTTTGAAGCAAAGAACACCACCGGGGTTAGAATAACTGATATGGAACGGACAGTTGTTGACAGCATAAGGGATTTCAATAAAATAGGTGGGTTTGAAGAATTGTTGAACTGCTTGGAAGGAATCCAGTATTTGGATGAAAAGAAACTGAAGCGATACCTTGATATATATAATACCCAGGGCCTATATCAACGGGTAGGATATCTCCTTGATCATTATCGAAAAGAGATGCAGGTATCGAAGGAGTTCATAGAATATTGCAAAGGTAAAATAGGAAAAAGCAGACGGTACCTTGTGAGTGAAGCAAAGGACGATAGCTTCTATAACAGTGAATGGGAACTGATGGTACCGGAAGGGCTATTTGAAATAACGGATCAAGGAGGTGATATACTTGTCTAATTACGACATTATATATTTAGGGAAAAAAGCTGAAGAATTAGGATTTGTGAGGGATACATTAGAAAAGGTAACGAGGCTAGCAGATATTCTGGAGTATTTAAATACAAATCCAATTCTTAAAGATAGTCTTGCATTAAAAGGTGGCACAGCAATTAATCTTACGATTTTCAACTTGCCACGTCTTTCTGTAGATATAGATTTGGATTATTTAATCACCAACAGTAAAGAAGAAATGCTTGAAAGTAGAGAGGTCATTAACAGTACTATTGATCGCTATATGGTGTCCCAGGGTTATTCAAAAAATCCCAAGACGAAGAATCCTCATAGCTTGGACTCATGGGTCTATGACTACATAGGAGCCAGCGGGAATAAGGATAATATCAAGATTGAAGTCAATTACTCATTACGGTCCCACGTTCTCGAAGCGGAAGAAAGACCGATTATAACTGAACATTTTTCCAGTGAGTATAAGGTGAAGTCTCTAGCTCCACTTGAGATATACGGAAGTAAGATGAATGCGCTACTAAGCAGAGCTGCAGCCAGGGATTTGTATGATTCAAGAAATATGATTCACTATGGTCTCTTTGATGAATCGGAAGAGGAAATGCTGAGAAAGTGCGTTGTATTCTATGCAGCCATATCAGCGAGAGATAAAAACAGTATAAACAAGACCTTTGATACCAAAGGCATTGACTCAATTACTAAGAGGAAGATTAAGACAGATCTCAATCCTGTCATTAAAACAAAAGATGATTTTGAATTGGAGTCGGCTAAGAAACTTGTTAAAGAGTACATTTCTGATCTGATGGTTTTGACGAAGGAAGAAAAGGAATTCCTGAATAAGTTTGAAGGCGGAGAATACGTTCCAGAACTACTCTTTGAAGATGCGAAGATTATTGAACGAATTAGAAATCACCCAATGGCATTATGGAAAACTAGATAATATAAATGAAGAAACCCACCATGAAGGCATCTAGGCTCGGAAAGTACCGAACTTAGACTGAATATTGGTGGGTTATTTGCTTTTTAAAGCCCCAAATGACTAAATCGCTTTTGTGGCCAATTTCAGGGAATTAGCCCATGGGTGGAACTACGGGTCATAAAATCAATTAAAATCCGTTACAGGGCAAACTGAAGCGTCGTTTTTTCAGTGACCCTTCAAAAATTCATGTCTCGGGACAGATTATCGTTTAGGATGAGAGCCGCCAGAATAAATACATATATAATAGAAGAAACTCGTTTTATTAGAATTGAAAAGCAACGATCTGCCAGTGAAGTATAGTATAGTTCAGGCGTGGACTTTTCATGGTTTTGCATTAAATAATGAGACGTCGTATATTAGACTCAGCATATTTCAGATGAACCAAGATTCATTCAGATAAGTATAAATCGCTCTGAGAGCGTATATATAGATCAATTTTACAGCTCATCACAATGTGGTGGGCTTTTTTTTGCGTTATAGACTTCGAAATCCTAGAATTACTGGTCAAAACAGAGTATTTCTTGACATTTTTCTGTGTATTGGGTTTCCTTTTTATCCTTTTAGATTCGAGGCGAGAAGGAAAATTTGGACACACTCGACTCAAAATCAGAGCTATTTTTGACAATTTTAAGCTCCCTCGCGCAGGAAGAATCAAAATCATTAAGCATGAATGCTACCTGGGGTGTAACAAAGCGTTTCTCTCAAGGTAAGCCTCATATACCAACCACATACTTTCTAGGATACGATACGAATGAAGATGGGAAGATTGTTATTCTAGAAAAAGAAGCAGAAGTTGTGAGGCGGATATTTAGAGAATTTATAGAAGGAAAAGGAACAGCAAGGATCGCTAAAGGGTTGATGAAAGATGGCGTTTTAACAGCAAGGGGCAAGAAAACCTGGACCAGCGATTCAATTCGAAAAATATTGATCCAAGAAAAATATACAGGAGATTGCGTGGCACAGAAGACGGTAACAATAGACTTTTTAAGCCATAAAAGAGTTCCTAATAAAGACCACAAACCGAAATATTACATCCAAAATCACCATCCTGCAATTATCTCAAAAGAGGATTGGGATAAGGTTCAAAAGGAGCTCATAAGAAGAAACGATCTACTAAGAAATCCCGAAAAGAAGTATAGGATGACCTATAGCGGGAAATCCGTATTTTCCAATATGTTGTTTTGCGGGAAATGTGGCAGACCCGTTACACGCAGACGAATGACCTCATCAAAAAATGGTGAAAAATATCACTTTACAACATGGCACTGCAGGGTAGCAGCACATAGGGATATAGACAAAGGCATCAAATGTAATGCGAGTTATGTATGGGAAGAAGTATTGGAGAAAGCCTTCATGAAGATTCTCCAAGAGATGAATGATGATCGTGATGAAGTGATCCGTGAAGCGCGACTCGCCAGTGAAGATTATGCCCTTACAGAAGCGGAGCAGGAAAAACTGGTCGAACTAGAGACGAAGCTTGAACACATCACTAACAGAATCAGTGATTTGGCGGCGAGAGAATCAGCTACAAGTGATCCAGTATATGATGCAACAATGCGACATATGATTTATGAGCAAGAGATCATTCAGCTCGAGTATGAGAATTTAAGCAAGATGGAAAGCGAAAGCATATTTATAAAGAAACATTTAGAAGAGTTCATTGAAAGTTTGGATGACTTGAGTGATGACGATGGCTTTCGAGAAGATATTTTTGTAAAGACCATTGAAAAAGGTGTGGTGCATGACAATCATCAAGTCGATTTCCATTTTAAATGCGGCATTAAATGGAGCATCAGCGCTGACCGTAAAGATTACATGTAGGCAGCCGAGCCAAATCATGAAAACAAACGCCTTAATACTGTAGGTGTTTAACATAGAAAGATGAAAACTCCCTCAATCAGGATAAAGTACTTGCATTATATCCTGTACAGAGTGAACATACCTAGTAGCTAGGTATATCACCGAAAAGAGAGGAGTTTTTTCTATGGGCAAAACATCAGATGATGCTGTAAATAAAGCAACTGTTTATCAGTTGGATGAAATTGAAAACATGAATCCCAATGATACGAGGCAGTGGGTTCAAACATTATGGAACCCTTTAGATGAAAAGAGGAAAAGTCCGCTTGAAAGAACGGATGATGAAGTAAGGGTAGCCGCCTATTGCAGGGTTAGTCCAACACCGAACAAAAGAGGAAGATCCCTTCAAAATCAGATGAGTCATTATACAGAACTAATTCGGAATAAACCTAACTGGAAGTTTGTCGGGATCTATTTTGATGATAATATTTCTGGCAGGACAATAAAGGATAGACGTAGTTTTAAGAGAATGCTCCGCCATGCCGAAGAAGGCAAATTGGACCTAATCATCACCAAAAGTGTGCAGCGATTCTCAAGGAATACAAAAGAACTACTTGAAGCCGTTGAAGAACTAAAAGGACATGGCACCGGGGTATATTTCGAGAAAGAGCGAATTGACACATCCATCGATTATAATGCTTTTTTATTATCAACCTATGGCAGTCTTTCTCAAGCTGAAGTGGAAGCAATGTCAGAGCTGGGCAAGTGGGGAATAGAGCAAAGACTATTAAGCGGTCGACCATATTTCCAGAAGACTTATGGATATGAACTGGTAAAAGGTTCTGGTAGATCGGAACTTAGGATTATTAATGAAGAAGCAGACGTTGTTAGGTGGATTTACAGAGAATACCTCAACGGCAAATCTCAGACAGACATCATGAGAACATTGACCCTTAGTGGTATCAAGACGCCTAGAGGACTGGATACATGGAACATTTCATCAGTAAAGAAGATATTAACCCTCCCGATTTATACAGGGAATTACATTGGTAGAACGACAAACAAGGATCTTATGACGAACAGGGTTAGGTCATCAAAGGGCATGAGAGATAAGATTTTAATTGAAAATGCAAATCCACCGATCATTGATTTGGAGACCTTCGAGAAAGTGCAAAAGCTTATTGAAGACAATAGACCAAATAAAACCACGACCTCAAAAAAGACATTCAGCCCTTTTGCAGGGCGGATTATATGCGGTTATTGCGGGAACATCCATTATAGAACAACAGACCGAGTGAAAGCAGCATATTGGGGTTGCAAGTTGCGTGTGGGGCATAAGGAACTATGTCCTACAAGTTATATCAGGGAAGAAGTTATGCGCGATATCCTTCAAAGAGGCTTTGAGGAATGGTTTGATTTTGGATCTGATAGAACAGTTAAAGAGCTGGAGCAAATGATAGAGTGGGTAAATAAGAATGACCATTTCGAATTTCATCGGCTCAAATACTTAACGGAAATTGAGATTGCGGAACATTTAATCGGATCCAGATTTACGCTAGAGGATGTTGAAGATAAGCGTAAACAATATGGAGAATTCGAAGATAAAATCAATCAGATAGAGGATGATAGGCAGTACAGGGACCAGGCTCTTGACTGGCTTAGTGAGGGAAAGGATTCAGTGGCTTTCTTAACTGAGCTAACACTGGAGCTCATGAGAGCCTGGATTTTTACTGTTACTATATATTCTGACGAGAATTATACGATTCACTGGATTAATGGCAGCGAAACGAGTGTGGGTGATGTTGAGCTTTGCAAAAGTAAAGCTGAGGATTTCCGAAAATCTAGAGACGCCAAAATTGAGCAAACGGAACTCATATCCGGACCTGATGCCACAATTGACAATGAACGTGAGGCCAAGACATTAAGTACTGAAAATTTGATATCAAGAGCTTCATATGGACCGGACACTAAAAATAACAGGATAGAGAAATTAGAGAGTCTTCATTCAAGTGAAGGCATCAAAGAATACGGGAGAAGGGAGGAAATCGACGTGGCATTACCCCAAGTAACACAGATTGATCATCAGCAGCATATGCAGTTAATGAGTCGCATCCATAAAAACGTAAAAGACAATTATCACCCAAAGATTGAGACTAAAAAGAAGTTAAAGGTCGCTGCCTACGTTCGAGTGTCGACCGATAAGGAAGAACAAGAGACAAGTCTAAAAACCCAAATAGCTTTTTATACCTACGCCATTCTCAAAAATCCCGAGTATCAGTTTGCTGGTATCTATGTAGATGAAGGCATTACAGGAACTTCAACAAGACACCGTGAAGGATTCAATAGAATGATTGCTGATTGCAAAGCAGGAAAAATCAATTTGATTCTGACAAAATCATTGTCACGGTTTAGTCGAAATACTATTGATGCAATTAAGTATGTACGGATCTTGAGAGAATTAGAGTCACCGACTTATATTATTTTCGAGAAAGAAAATATTTCATCAGAAGATGATACCAGCGAGCTTATGGTCAGCTTGATGGGAGCCTTAGCACAGCAGGAGAGTAGAAATATTGGAAGTTCCATCTCCTGGGGTAAACGAGCGCTGGCCAGTAGAGGGATAGTCAGGCCAAGAAGGCTTAACTATGGGTATGAATACAACGAGAATAAAGAGTGGGTCATCAAAGAAGAGGAAGCAGTAATTGTTAGGCGCATATATACGGATTACTTGAACGGGGTCAGACGAGCAGATATCTTTAAAAGACTTAATGATGAGGGTATCGTGCCACCATGTGGTTCCGGACTTTGGAGCAATTCCTCCATTCAAAACATCCTGGTGAATGTTGTTTACAAAGGGGATTACATTCACAATCAAAAATATAAAAATCCAGAACGTAAACAACCGCTTGTTCCAAACCGGGGAGAGCTGCCGATGATTCATATTGAGGATCACCACCCGGCCATTATTGAGAAGGACATGTGGGATGAAGTACAACAAATGAGAGCTGAGAGACAAAAAAGTGTGAAAAGAGTTCATCTCGGTTTTGAAAAAGAGGAAGTAAAAAATGAAGCTTTTACTGATAAATTTAAATGTGGAGAATGTGGTAGAACAGTTGGATTTGGAAGATATATAAATAGAAAAAGAGTTCAAAAGCTTGATGATAAAACAGGTGAAATTGAGAGGAAAAAGATCAAGAAAAAATCAAGCGTTACACTATTTTGGCGCTGTGGTTATGGCCTGCAGAATATGCTTCAGGCGTGTGATGCTAAACAGTTCAATCAAGAATATCTAGAAATCAATTTTCAGCATTTGCTGGTTGAAATGATTTCAAATCCTGAATTTAAGGCTTACTATGAAAAGCAAATGGATGAGCTTGAGATAAGTGAAGAAGAGCTAAGTATGGAGAAACAGCTGATAGATAGAATGAATGAGCTGTATCAAAAACTTTACGAAGCGGTGGATGAGGAGCTCAACAAAAAGGGCAGAGACTCCCAGCGAATTGATATGCTTACGAGCAAGATTGTGGCAATACAGGAACAACTGAAAATCTACACAGAGAAAAGAGAGCAGCAACAATTTCTACAATCAGAAATGGAGTGGTTCTTTAATAGCTACAAACTTCAGGATCTTTTAGGAAAGAAGAGAAGAATGAATTTTTATGGGTTCGATCAAACCAAGTACGGAAAATCACTGCTTCCATCAAAGGTTTTAGAGACGGGTCTTAAGGTCGAAGAAGCAAGCTTTAACAGAGAATTATTTGAGAGGCTGATTGAATCTGGCATAATCTATAAAGATGGGACAATGGTGTTCAATCTGAAAGTCGGGCTTGAGTGGTCCACGCCGGTAACTTATGAGAACTATAAAAAGCTCATCACTAAGCGAAGGAAGCTTGATAACTTTTTGAAGCGACTGGATTTTTTAAACGGACCTGAAATAAAAAAGCTTATGAAGTATTGCCGAACGCCTAGAACTAGCCATGAGATGTTAGCATTCATGGGAGATGTGATGACAATTGAACATTTCAGGACAACGATAATCAACCCATTGGTTGAAATGGATAGACTGAAACGGACGATTCCAGAATATATCTACAGCCATGATCAGAAGTATTATACGGAAAGCTGAAATTTTGAAGTAATGAATTTTCGAATTTTGTCGATATAAATACTAATCCGGGGTATAATAATGACAAGAGTAATAGTCGCAAAAATAAAAAATTCTTGAAAGATATTCTGAATGATGGTAAAATGGTCTAACTAGAAAAATTAGGAATCTAGCCAATCAAGGCAGAATATGATATAATGTATATGTATCAAAAGAATGAGTAAGGCATATTATAATAGCAAAGGAGGGATTAGAATGGCCACATCATCTTTTAATAAGGATTTCACGTTGAATACCAAGAAGGCTGTGGAGTCATTCGAGAGAATTGTTTCCACTCCTAACAAAAGCGTTAAAATAAATAGAAACTTGGTATCGCCTGAAAAAGAGAGGCGAGGTGAGCAAAAATTAAAACAAATGTTATCTCGCTAA